GACCAAAATGAATTAGACCGATTGCAAACAGGTAGGGCCAATGAACTCACGCGACAAAAGACACGCGCATCACAAGGCGGACACCAATCTCTTCGCGATGAGCAAATGGCTCAATATCAAACTGACTTTGACGCTAATGAACAAGCCAAACAAAAGTTGCAAGGAGATATTGACCAAGCCGGACCTACCGCTGGTATCGGTGGACTCCGAAGAAAAATCAAAGAGTTGGGAGATGCGCGAAGAGAAGGTGCGCGAACGGTTGACCCTGCGGTAGCGGCGGCAGGAGAAGCGGCGAAGGATGCTATGGAAGGAGGGCCAGTTGATTCAGCGCTCACCGACAGTCTCCCACCAATAGAAAACCCACTCACCGAAGAAGAAACGCCTATGGTTTCCGAAGTGGAAAACCCACTCACCGAAGAAGAAACGCCTATCGCTTCCACTGAAATGCCTCCACCCGAAGCAGGCGCGCCTCAAGCATCGCCAGCGGCGCTCAAGCCACAAGAAGTCTATGACCAGCAAATCGCGGGTCAATATGGAGAAGGAGAAACACCTTATTCTTCGCGTTCAAAAATGCGAGCAATGGGACGAGCCTTACAAAGCGGTTCATACGAACCGGGTGCGTTTACGCCTAAGACTGCGCAAGGAAGAGACGCTATGGCCGTTCTTGAGCGAATGGGTGTTCCGCGACCCGAAGCCGCTAAGACTGCGGTGGCGGCTGAAAAAGGCGACCCTAAAGCAAAGAAAGTTGTTGAACAAGCGCTCACGGAAGTGGAAAACCCACTCACGGAAGAGGAAGAGCCGATGGAGCCGATGGGTATTTCAGCACCATTGACGCTATCAGCAGACAACATTGATACGCGCGGATGGAATCTTTTGATGAAGCAATTAGCGATTAGGTGATGGCGTGTGGAATCGTTATCCCTTGAAGCAATAGAAGAAATCGACTTTGAAGTCGCGAAGCGTGACTTCAAGTTTTTCTTTGAAGAGATTCTTGGGTTTCAACTTTCAACGCACCATAATCAGTGGTTCAACAATCTTGAATCACACAAGCGTTATTGTGTCAAAGCGGCGCGTGACCACGGCAAATCGACACTGTTCCTCGGCTACATGCTTTGGAAGACAGCATTCAATCCTAAGACAAAGGCTGTGTTGATTTCGCACAGTCTTCACCAATCCATTCACCACATGCGTACACTCAACGACCTCATTGACGGCATACCCTTCCTCGCCAAGATGAAGAAAGCCGACAGTTGGTCAAAGACATTCTTCGGTTTCAGCAATGGTTCAAACATCAGCGCGAAGTCTGTTGGTGGTGCTATTCGTGGTATCCACCCCGACCTCATTCTTTGTGACGACATTCTGTGGGGTACAACAGATACTGAACTAATGAGAGTGGCATCTTGGTTTTACGAAGTTCTTGTGCCTACACTTCACCACACATCCAAACTCATGATTGTCGGAACGCCATTTACTCCGACTGACCTTTACACTGAACTTGAAAGTCGCGACGGGTATCTCGTTGAAACATACCCTGCTATCAACGCTCAAGGCATAGCCCTTTGGCCCGAACGATGGGACTTAGTAGCACTGGATGCGCGCAGGGCTGACATGCCTGCGATTGCGTTCGCGCGAGAATATCTTTGCGAACCTATGGACGATGTGAGCAGTCTGTTCCCATCAACCATTCTCCAACTTGCTAAAGACAGTACGCTCAAAATTATTGACCGCGAAGTAGGGGACCCCGATGACCAATACTTCGTTGGTTGGGACCCTGCTATCTCTTCCGATAGGGCGGCTGACTTTACTGTGATGGTGGTGCTTCGCCGCCCATCAACCAACCCCGAACTGCTTGAGTTGGTTCACGCAGTACGCCGTAAGAACATGGACTTCCGAACGCAGATTATGGAGATTCAAAGAATTAACGCGAAGTTTAATCCCGATGTTATTGAGTTGGAAGCGAACAACTTCCAGCGGGTCTTCGCAACTGAGTTGCGCGCAGATACAGATTTACCAATCAAGACATTCATTTCCACACGCCAACGCCGTGAGTCACTTCTCATGGGGTTGGTGTTGCGCTTTGAGAACGAGCAAATGCGACTGCCGTGGGGTGACGACCGTTCTCGCTCGCTCATGGCTGAACTTGAGAAAGAATTGCTCATGTTTGGTATGAGCAAGAAGGGACGGCTCGACAGCATTGGGCGACACGATGACTTTGCCATCGCTCTCGCTTTGGCTCATTGGGCTACTACCGAGTTCCGAGAACGAATCGTGGACTTGGATGATATAATGGCGGGGTTGTTGGACTGATGTATCCGTTTGATGAATGGGGGTTTTGAATGAGTTGTGATTGTCAATTTTGCTTCGCGGGCAATGCCGCGTTTGGCTACCTTGAGAAGAAGTTGTGTCCAGCGGGTAAGGCCGCGGCAAAGCGGAAGTTCAAAGTTTATCCAAGCGCGTATGCAAATGGATGGGCCGTTCAATACTGTCAAGGTAAATTCAAGAAAAAGAAAGGAGGCAAGAAGAAATGAAACTCAAGAAAGACAAATGCTGTTGCGGTGGCACAAAAAAAACTCCATGCGTTTGCATGATTGAAGGGAATCAATGTTCTGCTAAATCTCCCAAATGTCCATGCTATGCTTTGATGGATAAACAAAAAACTGCTTTGAAAAAGATGGTGCGTGTGGTATGACAGTTGAGAAAAACTTGAACCGTTGGTTCAAGGAAAAGTGGGTTGATGTTTCGCGCACAGGTAAGGATGGTAAGCATCCTCCATGTGGGCGTAGCAAAGCCAACAAATCCTCTAAGGGTTATCCAAAGTGTCGCCCATCTGTCAAGGTATCAAACAAGACTCCCAAGACCAGTGGCTCTATGTCATCGGGTCAAAAACGCGCGGCTACAAAACGCAAGCGTAGCAAAAAACAAGGAGTGGGCGGCAAGCCTACGGTGGTTAAGATGGACTACGAATACATAATGCATGAACCAATAACAGCGGAAGAATTAGCGAACATGACAAAAGATGAGATTGCGAAAGAAGTTTCTTTCTGCACATGTTGTTCACCAATGGAAATCTCATCAACCATGCTTAAGGCAAAGAAGAAGAGCAAACCCTTCCACGGGTACAACCCAAACAAGCATAGTAAGAAAGGTGGATTGAACGCTAAAGGTCGAGCCGCCGCTAAGCGCAAGAGTGGTGCAAACCTCAAACCCCCCGTGACAACCAAGCCAAGCAAACTCAAACCCGGCTCGAAGAAGGCCAAGAGGCGCAAGTCTTTTTGCGCTCGTATGAGTGGCATGAAAGGTGCTACGAGCAAAGGCGGTAAACTCACTCCCAAAGGCGCGTCGTTGAAAAGGTGGAACTGTTAATGCCAACTTACTGCGGGGAATGTTATCACACCCCCGTAATTTATCCTTTCGGATTTTGTAAACCCTGTTGGGTTAAAAATGGTAGTCCCTTAGCGATGGACGGGAGCGGTGAGGTGATTCATCATGAGCGGAATTGATTTGAGCACTATCGAAGAGATGTTGAGCAATCATCCGCTTGTTAAAACAAACATACGCGGACCCTCTTTTGGGGATGCTCCTACGCCTGTTTCTCAAGGCGAAGGGCAAGTGAATGCTAACCCTACACCCGCGCGCCCGAATCAACTTGAAGAGGCTGAGGAAGAGAGAAAGATGCGAGGGTTGATTGACCGACAAATAAAACGGTCACTCCCCGATGGTGGATGGTTCCAATCTATGTTCGGTCGCGATGCTGGTGATTTGGTCAAAGACTTGAGAATGGCTCGGCGTGAGAATAAAGATATGCGTGAGGCCATTGACCATGCAATTGACGCTATCCGTATTGCAAAGAAACAAGAAGTGGAGGCTACGCTCCAATCCATTGATTGGATTGGTAAGCATGAGAACACTGTTCGCAGTTTAGGGATAAACGAACGAGACTTACAAGCGCTAAGAAAACACGGCGGTTCGCGAGAATACTCTTTGCGACGAGCATGCGTTCAGTGGGAGAAGGCCAACGATGCCATAACCAAATTACTACTCATTGATGGAAACTTCAACGATGAGCAAAGAGCAATATGGAAACAGGCTCAACAACTCAAAAAAGATGCAAAAAAGGAATGGAGAAATTCTTTACACTCTGTTGATAACATCAAGAAAACTGATGCAATTGTGTTGACAAAAGCGCATGCAATTCTTGAAGAGCGTGGCCCTCTTTCTTCAAACGAGTTGTGTGCAAGCATTGAGAAGGCAAGAAATCTTTCTGCTAACCGATTAAGCATGATTCTCAAAATGCATGGTGTTGATTACAACATAGAGAAGATTGGCTCATCGTGGGGAATTGTACGCGACGATACTGTCATTTTCAAAGATGTATGGGCCTACGCCGCAGGGTTCCTTGACGCAGACGGTTACATTACCATCACGAAGAGGATGGAGCCGCGCGCTGGTTTCATCGCTACGGGTGAGCGAGGTAAGATGCATTGTGAGAATTTACACAAAGCACTTGGTTGTGGGGTTTTGCAAACTGATTTGAAAATTCATAAAAACAGCCGACGCACTCAACACCGCTTGCAATTTTACAGTGAAGCAGACTTAAGAAAATTGATGAAGGGTATTACCAAACATTTGCGAATGAAAAAGGGACAGGCTGGTGCGGTTATTGAGTTGCTTGATTTGCGCGGGCGTAAAACTGACATTATGAAATCTCGCCGTGATGAGTTGTATCGCATTGTTAAATGGTTGAATTGGAAAGATGTACCGGATAAACGCGAAGAACTGTTGAAGGAGTGGAACATTGATGAGGTGGGAGTTCGTGCAATGTTTAGTCGGGACGGTGAAACCCTTCGTCTCCTTGACGACGCTACCCGACTTGTGGAGATGATTTAATGGCAGAAAAACAAGGCTTAGTGGGGCGTTTCTTATCCTCGATAACGAAACCGTTCAACCGACGAACAACACCCGAACCGCAGATGCCTTTGTGGAAGACGGGTATTCAAGAACCTGTTCTTGTTCAAGGTGTATCAATACCTGCTCTTTACGCGACTGTTCAAGAATCAATTATTCTTCGCACTACGATTAACACTCTATGTCAAGAAATTTTTCGTCGCGGGTATTATTGGGAGAAGAAATACCACAAGAAATGCACGAACTGCGAAGAAGAATATCAACATGATACTGTCACTGAGTGTCGCATTTGTGGGAACGAAGAATTTGACAGTCCCGACGCTGACCAAATTCTTTACCCGCGATGGTTGATGAAACAGCGAAACAGCATGGACCAATCTTTTATTGAAGTGATGAAAGAGGTTGAATGGGATTTGGATATTGTTGACGATGCTTTCCTCATTCTTCTCAAGGAATACTTCATTGACCCCAGTAGTGGTAAAATTGAATTTTTCCGAATCAAAGAGTTGATTCGCGGCGACCCTACATTCATGCGTATTGTTGCTGATAAAGCAGGTAAGCGCGGAGGACGATACCTTCTATGCCCTGTTCACCGCGACAAGACCTACTCTCATAACGGGGACCACAAAAAATGTGAAATATGCTCTCTACCGTTGCAAGACATTCACTACATCAACACCGCAGGTAGTGGTAAAACACAGTATTACCTTGAAGGAGAAGTTCTGCATATATCAAAATTCAACCCATCGAAGTTGTATGGTCGTTCTCCTGTCGCGAGCATGTGGCGGCAAGCAATGAGCCTTACTGCTATGGATAATTACATTTACCTTGCATACCAAAAGCGACGCATACCGCGCGGTGTTCTTGCTATTACAACCGACAACATACAATCGACAGCATCCTTTTGGAAGGGAGCAGAAGAGAAGATGGAGCGCGACCCTCACTACATTCCAAAGGTTGGTGTTGAGTCAGCATCCGGTCGCGGTAAAGTCGAGTTTGTTCGTTTCATGGACAGTCTTGACGAGATGCAGTATTCTCAAATCCGCGATGAAATACGAATGCGCATAGCCGCGTTTTATGGTGTGTCCAATGTTTTCATGATGGATACTGGAAAATCGGGCGGTTTGAATAATGAAGGAATGCAAATTCTCGTCACCAACCGCGCTGTCGAATCGGGGCAAAAATTGTATTCCCGTGAACTCTTCCCTCGTTTGCTTGAGCAAATGGGTGTTAGTGATTGGTGTTTAACACTTTATCCTAACGAAGAAGAAGATGAAATCACACGCCTTCGTCGCGATGAACAAGAAGTCAACATTGCACAGCGCATGCAAGGGCTTGGTTTCCAGCCCGAACTTACAGAAGATGCCGGACGCGACATACGATTTACTTACAAGAAACCCGACCCACAAGAAGCCGCACAGCAACAGGCTGGCGGTATGGGCGGAATGGGAATGCCACCGGGTGGAATGCCACCGGGTGGCGGTATGCCTCCACCTATGCCGCCGGGGGGCGGCATACCTCCACAGGGTGGGGGTCCAATGATGCCGCCCGGAGGTGGGCTTCCGCCGGGCGGTGGAGGGCCTCCACCCGGTGGGCCGGGACAAATCATGATGATGGAGAAGGCTATCGGGCTTGGTGAAGGAACAGGGCAACGCGATAATGGACCTGCTCCTATCAGTTCCGAAACGCATCAATCGGGCGCTCCTTCACCTAAGAAAAATCAAAGGGGCGCGAAGAAAACACCCATAGAACAGGCCCTTGACAGCATCCAGTCTGCCACAGACCCCACCGCGAAACAAAAAGATAGCGGGTTCCAATAGGTTAAAGTGGTGATGCGTCTTCGTCGGAGGCATGAGCCTCCTAACGAAGATGGACCCAATGGTGCGCAAACTTGAATCTGCATTATCGGAGTTCAAAGTCGCGCTTGCTAATAACGACCTTGTGTCAGCAGAGCAATTCTTGCGTAGTATTCAATCAACCAGTGATTTTCTCGCCGACGATGTGACGCAAATTTACAAGTCCGAACAAGGGGGCAGTCGTGTTCTTGGTGTCAATGACCGATTCGCTGGTGGTGTACCTGTTATGCAATTCAATAGCACACAGGGTGTTATCGCGAAAGGTGACAGACCAATGGGTTACATTGGACCCGACCGCATTGGTGGAATCTTCAAGAAGCAAGGACAGGTGTGAACATGAGCGACGACAACACCGATGCTATGGTGTTGATGAAAGCGCTCATCAGCAAAATGGAATCTATGGACGCTGAATTAGTCAGCATGCGTAAAAGCATGGATTCTCCAATGACACTTCTCAAGCGCGCAGGATTTGTTCGAGCAAACACACCAGCCAACGAAGATGTTTGGGGCGACCCACTTCGCGGTGACCGTAGTGATGTTATTACTAAAGCCGCCAACGCTATTGATGATGCAGGAGTTAGCATGCCGGATTCAAACGAAGCATGGCACGAAATGGATTGGAGTGAAATTCACGCTATGGCTGACACAGCCGCACAAGCCGAAGGAAGGAGGATTGACCAATGAAGCCAATGAAAGTTGAAGCAGGTAAGTTTGCACCCGATGTTGATGAGATGATTCAAAAGGCAAACGAAATGATTGCTAAGGTTGACAAAGAAACCAAAGAGTTTGGTTCGGAACACGCTGATTTGTTTAGCGAAGTCACTGGTGTTGAACCTGTCAAGACAGGGTACTATGATACCAATCAAAGAATGATTAAAGTCGAAGACAAGAAGAAGACTGCTCCTAAGAAAGAAGAAGTGAAGTTCAAGAACGCGAATCCTCATGAGAATGCTTTGGAGGCGCATGAGAATAAAGCAGGCGACCCGTCCGATAAGAATCCTCAAGGAGCATACAACCTCACTGATTATCTTTGAGGTGAATGTGTGCGAGAAAACGCTTCGCAATATCACGCAAGAGTCGTCAACGACTTTTACGATGCTTTAGTCAAGGGCATTGATGCTCGCAACGAAGCGGCGAATGTTCTCTTTAGCGCACAGAACCTTAACAATCACGGTATCTCTTTCAGTCCACTTCTCAAAGATGCGAAGAATTATCTCGCAACGATGCTTAAACCAACAGCCTTTGAAGAGTCAAAAACCATCCGAGCACGCTCCACGAAACACGAACCTGCTCGTCATCCTCAACATCGAGCCATTCGTTTGTTCACAAAGGAGCAATTGGAGAAGGCGATTGAAGAAGGGAATCTCAACGCCATAGATGAGATGGTCCGCGACGCAACAGCGTGGAGGCACGAAACGCGCCCAAATAACGAACACCATGACATTATTGACACACCGCACCATCCAGTTCACGCTATGGGTTTGTTTCCAAATTATGGTGACGATGCGTCTTACGAAAGCATACCAGTCCTTCATCAATTGATGAGGAAGATGTTTTCGCGCGGAAGAGCAGGTGATTTCAACAAGGCGATGAAAAAAGCCGCGAAGAAGTTGCACCCTACTTTGAAGAAAGATACCCTGCTTGGTGCTTGGGGTGGTAACAATTTCAACATTGAGAAGATGTTTGACATAGGTTTTCAAGATTTCAAAAAGGATTATGAGAACAAATTTCCTCAACAGAAAGACCATTTGAAGGAGTATTTCGTTTGGGCCAAACAGTGGGAAAATGAAGGGTTACCTCGCGATTACATTATGCGGAAAGGATTTGATGAGAGCGGAAAGCCACATAACGATGCAGGCAGAACCTTGAGTAAAGTTGTAGCAGAAAACAAAGCCATCAAAACCGAAGATGGGCGTTGGGTGTACCCTTCACGGGAACGCATTGGAATTGACGCATACCGCGACGGTGTTTACATGTTGCCGAATGATATGATACGCGACATTACTCATTGGAAGTTGACGGGTGCTGAGAGCCAAAAAGAACTGAACCGCATAACA